CGGCCTCGATCAAATAATTGACCGACTGGCCGGAACTTGCAGGTGCGGCCAGGGTAAAACTTGTCGCCTGCAAATTGATGCCGGTTTTTACGATCTGGTCGGTGACATCCGCCGCCATCGAACCATAGGAAGTTGCATCCACATCGCAGAGCTGCGTGATGCTGCCGGGCCCGATGGAAACGGTGAGCGAAGCCGGCGAGGATGGCAGGCAGGCCAGCCCGTCCACCACCGTCGCGCTGCCCAGCACGGCGGCGGTCAGCGCGGCGATGCCGATCATCGCGTTGCGGTTCGGGTACAGAATATCCGTATCCAGCGGGATGCTCGCGGGATAGACGATGTTGCGGTCCATGAATGATCCTCAGTTGGAAATTTGCGTCCAGGCGATACCGGAGGTCGGCAGAACGGCGGCGATGGTCGCGTAAATCTCGGAATCGCTGACCGTGCCTGCGAATTCCGAAACATCCGCATAGAACATCGGCCTGGTGTTGTAGCCGCCCGGGCCGCCGCCATAGCCGCCCGCATTGCTCACCGGTGCGCTGTTCGGGCGGTAGGCAGTCATAAAAAACTGGTAGGGCAGATTTGCGCTGCCATACCCCCCGGCCATATTATAGCCGGTATTCACGTTATACGCCCCGGTATCGGCGACATTCAGCGGCTCGAACACGGCAGGCTCGCGGCCAGTGAGATTGGCAAGGCGCGCGACCAGACTGGCGCGCGTCGCGCGCGGGCCGATGAGATTTTTGATGATCCTGGCGCTATAGGCGGCATCCGCCTCCCCGGCCCGGCGCGGCAATGCGCCGCCCAGATAATCAGCCGCCGCGATATCGAGAAAAATACCATTTGCCGTCGCAATCCGCGTCTGGGATTTCACATAGGCCAAAGTTGCGAAAATCCCGCTCCAGGCGCTGGCGAAGCCGGTCAGCAGCGCGTCCAGAACAGGCGTGGTGTCGGCAAACCAGCGCGCCGGCAGCACCAGTTTCAGGCGGGATACGAAATCCGCAATGCCGCCGGTCGTGCTCATGCCACGCTCACCGTACCGGCGCGCACGACGCCGAAGACCGGCGGCGCCAGATCCGCTGCCGCGCCGTTCAACAGCAGGCCGGAGAGATTGGTCACCGAGGCAGAAGCATCGTAAGCCAGCTGCGCCAGCCGCGTGTAACTCAGCGTGCCGCCGATCGGCAGGCTCGCAATATAGGCCTCCATCGCGCTCGCCACTGCGGCTACGGCCGCGCTATGGGACGTCCCCGGCGCGGTGGTGAGCGAGACCGCGACATTGGCGGTTGAAACCACCGGCCCCTGCACGGCAAAGCCGGTGCCGACGGGGCGGATGGCTTCCACCGCCTGCTGCACGGTGCCAAGCAGGCTGGCGGGCGGGTTGCCGGAGCCGTCATCGACTGTCACCACGAAAAACCCCATCTGCGTGGCGCCCGCCTGGTTGATATTCTCGTTGATCGCGTAGCTCAGCCCTTGCTGGATGCCGGCAATGGCCGAGCCGATGGCGAGATTCGTGGCACGCGAGAGGCTGGCGAGGTAGTTGCCGAACCGGCCCCGGAAAGATGCATCGCTTTCCGCATCTATACCGCCGGTCAGGGCCAAGGGATTTGTCACCGTATCCAAGCCCGGCACGGCGCTGCTCAACAGGCTGATCGCGCCTGGCTGGACATTTCCAGCGCTGCCCGCAACGCTTGCGGCGATGGCGACATTCAGATTCGCCACGCCCGATGCCAGGGTATAGCCGTTCGCCTCCGCGCTAAACGCGCCGTTCGTGGGGTCGCCGACGACCACGAAACGCTGCGTGTTGGCGGCGGTTGAAACCGCCGTGCCGACGGGAATGAAGGCGGAGATGCTCGGCGTGAAACGCGCGAACGTGACCTGCCCCGTAGCGGCCACGGCAGCCAGCCGCATGAAACCGAAATCCGCACCAAAACTATCGCAATCCGCGCCCGTGCTGGTGGCGAGCCTGGTTGTCGCCAGGCATTGCACGATCAGCCATTGCAGCCAAAGCGCCACGGAGGCATTGGCCTCCAATATCGCGCGCAAGACGGAGCCCGTGGTGAGGTCCAGCAGGCTCCGCGCGGCGCCTTGCACAGAGGCCGCCATGCCCTCCACCAGCGTGGAGAAATTCTGCAGCGATAATTGCATGAAAACCTACAAGGAAAAGGAGAGGAGGGAAGTCTGCCCGCTGGCCGCGTCGGCATAATTCACGGAGAGCATGATCGTGCCGTCATCCGCGGAATTGGCGGTGATGACGGGCACGGGTGTTGCCGCCACGCTGCTTTCCAAAAGCATTTGCGCGCGCGCCAGCCCGGCGATGGCGGAAGGCGCGCCGGGCTGGCCGACGAACTGGCCCAAGCCCGCGCCGTAGGTGAGTTGCCAGAGATAATCGCCAGGATTTGTCAGCAGCCGCCGCAACACCCGCTGCTGGGTGAGCACCGGACCTGCGCTGAGCAGCAGATCTCCCGTCGGCCCTACCGAAAGATCGCCACCGAATTGCAAAGCGAGATCGGGCATTACACGCTCACCGAAGGCAGCCCGGTTACGCCGCCTTGCGGAACGGCATGGGTGTGCGCATCATGCGCGTTGCGCAACGCGGCGAGCGTGCCATGCGCGCCGTTCTGGTCGGCAATATCGCCTGACACGACCAGATTCCCCGTGACATTTACCACAGCCGCCTGCAGCGCGATGGTTCCATCACTGTGCAATTTTAAAAAGCTCCCGCTCTGATGCTGCAACCATAACTCCCCCGCGGGCGCGGGCAGCGGCTGGTCGACAGCCGACCATACCGCGCCGACAATCACGCCCTGCTCGGCATCGCCTTCCTGCGCGATCACCAGCACCTGCGCGCCAGGCGTCAACGGCGCGGCCATGCCCCAGCCGGCGCCGACCCAGGCAGAGAGAACCGGCAGCCAGCCGCTCAGCACATTTTCTGGCTGGATCATCACGCGCGCCGCATAGGCCGAGGGATCAAAACTTGAGACCAGCCCAAATCGGGCGACGCCGGACAGGCCATCGAGCCCGCCGGCATGCGCCTTCACCATATTCCAGAATTGATCCATTTCAGCCCCTGCGAAACGTGACGAAAAAACCCGAGCGTCAGAAGATCTTCGCAAAATCCGCAAGCAACCCCGCAATGGCCGAGAGTATGCCGGTGGCCTTCGCCTGCTCGGCCGGGGCCAGCGTGGCGATGACGGGCGCCGAGGCGCTGGCCAGCGCATTTGCCGCATTCGCCGCCGTGCTCAGCGCGCTCTGATGCGCCGCGACATCGGATTCTACCGCGGCGGCCACCTCACCCGCAGCGCCAAGTCCGGCGGCAACGGCGCCTGCGATCGGGTTGCCCGTCGCCGACGCTGCAACATCTGCAACATTGGCGGCATCGTCCAAGGCCGTATTCACTTGCGTTTAAGTTGTATTGCTCATGCTACGCTCCATAAATGGCGCAACGCGCCGTTGGGTTGATAGGTGGGGTTAATGGGTGGGGTTGGATGCGGTGACGCCGGCGACAATCCCTTCGGCATCGGCGACAAGATTAACCACGCTCGCGGGCGTTTTCGTCACCAACATGTTCCGCGCATCCGAGATCGCTTTTTCCAGCTGGGACACCGTCACGCTGTTATCGGGCTGTAAAATCGCGGCCAGGCCGATCACCAGGCCCAGCAAATCCGCTGCTGGCGGTATATGATGCGTGACGATGTATTGCATCAGCGCCGTCACCGCCGTGGCCAGCCATGCCGAAAGACCGGCACGGTTGGATGGCGATTCAAAAAAGCTCTTGAGCATGAAGCCTCCTGTTTTAACGAATTCCGGTATTGGCGGCGCTCATCAGGCGATCGCGTAAGCCCGGACGGTTTGTAGAAAGCCGGATTTTGCCTCCAGCATTCGCGCCATCGCGACCACCAGATAATTCTGGTCGAGCGGCGATTGCGTCCCGCTCAGCGCCAGCGCCATGCCGGGCATTAATGTCGTATCCGCCGGCATCGTCCCCAGCAGCATCGTCCCGTGCTGGCGGATCGAAGCGAGATGATTCGCCGCAAATGCCTTTGCCTGCGCCGCCGTTAGGTTCGGGCGAATGAGCGTCGTCGAGGGCCCATTGCCTTGCACCTCTGCCGAGGCCGCCTTGCTGCGCGTGTTCCAGGACTTCAC